TGTAGAAGATAAAGCTATATATGATATGGCTAAGTCATTTGCAGAATCTGTAGGTAAAGGTGAAGTTCAAGCTAAACATAGTACGGAAGAAACTACAAAAGGTTCTTCTAACTACTAACCAGTATCCTAGGTAGTGGGCGTCTAAGCGAGAGTGGCAACGCCCACTTTTATTTTGTATGATAGAAAGATTTAAAAATATATTTGATGGATTAGACCGTGCACATGGTGTCACTGTAGTAGGTGAATCAAATGGTGACGGTAATAAAATTAAAGGTAAATCGTTTGTTAAACGAGAACCAGTCACAGACGATTTGTGGCAAAAGCATTTAGATGGTGCTGACAGTTTGGGTATTATACCAATCAATGATGACAACAAATGTAAGTGGGGATGTATAGACATTGACTCATACGCAGAGTTTGATCACAAAAAATTAATTAATAAAATAAAACAATTTCAATTACCATTAGTAGTATGTAGATCAAAGTCTGGTGGTGCTCATGTATTTTTATTTACAGAAGATTATGTATCAGCAGGTTTGATGCAAGATAAATTAAACGAGATTAGATCTGTATTAGGTTATGGTGGATCAGAAGTATTTCCTAAACAAAGAGAATTAAAATCAAAAGATGATACAGGAAACTTTTTAAATTTACCATACTTTAATTGTGGTCAAACAACAAGATACGCCTTTATGGAAGATGGCGAAGCTGCTAGTATAGATGCTTTTTTTGAACTCTACGAAAGACATAAACAACAAGACATCAGCAAGATAGAAATTAAAAGACCAGAGACACCATACTCTGACGGACCACCATGTATAGAATTAATGGCACAAAATAAAATTGGTGAAGGTGGTAGAAACAATGCACTATTTCATTATGGTGTGTATGCAAAATCTAAATGGCCAGACAATTGGAAAACAAAAGTAATGATCTTTAATGAGTCTGCAATGCAGCAACCATTGTCAGATACAGAAGTACAAATAATTATAAAACAACATGACAAGAAAGAGTGGGGTTATAAATGTAATGACCAACCTATGTGTAGTTTGTGTGATAAAAAATTATGTAGGTCTAGAAAGTTTGGTATAGGTCAAGAGATAATATTTCCAAGTCTAACAGATTTACAAGTAGTTAACTTGGAAGAACCTTATTATTATATGAATGTAGATGGTGATAGATTATATCTAGACTCAGCAAAGCATTTAGCTAATCAAGTTTTATTTCAAGAAGAATGTATTAAACAATTAAGAATAAATCCACCAACACTAAAGACAGGTGATTGGAAAAAAATAACTACTGTATTACTAAGTGGTGCGGAGATTACAGAACCTGCAGAAGGCACGAGTACAAAAGATATATTAAATAATTACCTGGAAGATTATTGTGTAAACAGAATACAAAAAGACGACTACGAAGACTTACGTAATGGTGGTACTTATACTAAAGATGGCTTTCATCACTTTGTATTTGATAACTTTTTCAATAATTATCTATCAAGAAAACATTGGAGAGTTCCATATCAAAGAACATCGCAGATGTTGAAAGATGATCTAAACTGTACAACTAAACGTGTAGGTAAAACAAAACTATCTGTGTTTGTTGTAGCGAGATTTGATAAAAAAATAGAAACATACAAACCAAAAACATTTAAGAAAGAAAATTACTAATGCGTCACATAATTTATGGTCCTCCAGGCACAGGTAAGACACATACATTACTGGGACATATAGAAAAATTTTTAGCTGAAACACCATCAGATAAGATTGGTTATTTCACATTTAGTAAAAACGCTGCGCAAGAAGGTAAACAAAGAGCAGCAGATAAATTTAAACTATCTCATAATGATCTACCATATTTTCAAACCTTACATTCATTTTGTTTTAATCAATTGGGTGTAAATAAAAACCAGGTGATGCAGGCAAAACATTACAAAGAATTATCAGAAAAAATGAAAATAGAATTAGAAGGTGCAAGACAAGATGAAGACTATGAAGGTATATTTTTTTCTCCAGATCCATACATACAATTGATAAACTTAGCACGATCAAAAGAAATGGACCCTATAAAATTTCATCATTTAAATAATAATTATAAAATACAATTAAATAAATTAGAAATAATAATTGAAGAACTAGAGCGATACAAAGAACAACATGGTCTTATAGATTTTCCTGACATGCTTGATAAATTTATAGAAAGTGGTGAAGCACCAAGTTTGAGAGTTATGTTTGTAGATGAAGCACAAGATTTAAGTTTAACGCAATGGAGATTAGTCAAAAAGATAGAAGAAAAAGCACAAGACTCATATATATCCGGTGATGATGATCAGGCTATATATAAATGGAACGGTGCACATGTAAGTACATTTATAAATTTAGAAGGTGAGAGAACTACTTTAGATCAATCAAGAAGGGTTCCACAAAAACCTTTTGCACTTGCGAATAAAATAATAAAAAAAGTACATGATAGAGTAGAAAAAGAATGGCTACCAAAAGAAGAAAAAGGATCTGTTCAATACTGTAGCGATTTACATGAAGTAGATTTTTCACAAGGTAGATGGCTAGTATTAGCACAAGCAAATTATATGTTAGCAAGTATTGGAGAAATATTAGACCAAAAAGATTTATATTGGCAACGAAGAAATGCTACTCCAAGAATAAAAAATATTTATGAAATTGCACAAAAATGGAATAATTTAAAAAAAGGTATACCTCTTCACTACAATGAAATTAAAGAAATAAAATCAAAGATGACTAAAAATAACTGGGATTCAAAATTATTTAAAACAATAATTAAAGATGGTTTTTATGACATAGATACATTGAAAGAAAAATACGGACTTAAAACAGAAGCTGAATGGTATGAAGCATTAGATCAAGCTTTAAAAACAGACATAAGAAAAATATTAAAACTAATAGAATCAGATGAAGACTTAACTAAAAATCCTAGAATTAGTATTTCTACGATACATGGCGTTAAAGGTAATGAACGAGAAAATGTAGTTGTAATAACAGACTTGGCTGGTGCAGCATTTGTTGATTATCTAAAAGATCCAGATGATACACACAGATTATTTTATGTTGCGTGCACAAGAACAGAGAAGAACTTATATATAATCGAACCACAAACAAAGAAGGCTTACAATCTATGACAAACAAAGATATATTTAAAAAAGCAACATACGATTCACTAGACAATCAAGTTGGTGGAAAACATTACAAACAAATGAAGATACAACCAGCAGAGTTTATAAATGAAAACAAATTGCTTTTTGCAGAAGGCAATGCTATAAAATATATATGTCGACATCAGTCAAAGGGAAAAGAAGAAGACATAAATAAAGCAATACATTATTTAGAAATGATATTAGAAAGAGACTATTCATGAAACCTATATTCAAACCACAAACAGAGTGGCTACCACCAGAATCTTTTCCAGACTTATCAAAGTATGATGAGATTGCAATTGACTTAGAGACCAAAGACCCAGATTTAAAATCAACAGGTTCAGGATCTGTAATTGGTAATGGTAAAGTTGTAGGTATAGCTGTTGCTGTAGAAGGTTGGTCTGGATATTATCCTATCGCACATGAAGGTGGTGGTAACATGGATAAGAATATGGTTATCAAATGGTTTACAGATGTACTAAAAACACCTGCAATTAAGATATTTCACAATGCAATGTACGATGTATGTTGGATTAGGTCTATGGGCCTTAAAATAGAGGGTAAGATCGTGGATACCATGATTGCTGGCTCTCTCGTGGACGAGAATCGCTTTCGATATGATTTAGGTAGTTTGGGTCGTGATTACGTCGGAATCGGTAAAAACGAGGCTGTATTGAAGGAAACTGCAGCTCATTGGGGTATAGATGCTAAGTCTGAGATGTATAAACTACCTGCAATGTATGTTGGAGAATATGCCGAGCAAGATGCAGTGTTGACTCTAAAACTATGGCAAGAAATGAAAAAAGAAATACTAGATGAAGATGTACAATCTATCTTTGATCTTGAAACAGAATTGTTTCCATGTCTTGTTGACATGAGATTCTTAGGAGTACGTGTTGATGTAGATGCAGCACACAAATTAAAACAAGAATTAGTATCAGATGAAAAGAAATGTTTACAGGAAGTTAAAAAAGTAACAGGGATTGATGTACAGATCTGGGCTGCAAGATCAATAGCCGAAGTATTTGATAAATTAAAATTACCTTACGAACGAACTTTAAAAACTGAAGCACCAAGCTTTACTAAAAATTGGTTACAGAATCAAACACACCCTGTAGCAAAAGCAATTGCAAATGCAAGAGAGATAAATAAATCTCACACAACATTTATAGATACAATATTAAAACATTCACACAAAGGTCGTATTCATGCAGAGATTAATCAAATTAGATCTGATCAAGGTGGTACAGTAACAGGACGATTCAGTTGCAACAATCCAAACTTACAACAGATTCCTGCACGTAACAAGGAACTTGGACCACGGATCAGGAGTTTGTTTATTCCAGAAGAAGGACACACTTGGGGTTGCTTTGACTACTCACAACAAGAACCTAGATTGGTTACACACTATGCTAGTCTCGATGATTTATATAAAGTAAATGAAGTTGTTGATGCATACAACGATGAACCGGATACAGACTTTCACAAAATTGTAGCTGACATGGCAAACATACCTAGATCACAGGCCAAGACAATTAATCTTGGTTTGTTTTATGGTATGGGTAAAAATAAATTACAAGCAGAGCTAGGTGTATCAAAAGAAAATGCTGATGATCTATTTAGAACTTACCATGACAAAGTTCCATTTGTAAAAATGTTAATGGAAAGTGTAATGCGTAGAGCCCAAGATAAAGGTCGAGTTAGAACTTTACTTGGACGTAGATGTAGGTTTAATTTATGGGAGCCTAACCAGTTTGGGATACATAAAGCATTGCCTCACGAAGATGCACTCCAGGAACACGGACCAGGGATCAAGCGTGCTTTTACATACAAAGCATTAAATAAACTTATACAAGGATCAGCAGCTGATATGACTAAAAAAGCTATGGTTGATCTATACAAAGAAGGTATCATACCGCATATACAAGTACATGATGAACTTGATATATCGGTCGATGGTAATGCAGATAAAATAAAAGAGATTATGGAATCTGCAGTTGAACTAGAAG